GAGCCATTACGTGGTTCATGGCATACTCGTTCATCGGGTTGTTGAGTATCCTGATGAGGTCTTCTTTGTCGATGTAGTCGGCAACGTACTTGTCAACCATCGACACCCGTCTCCTTGCATGGGGGGTATCGGTGATAACAAGGTCAGCGTGCCTTGTGGTCTTGGTCTGCGCTGTAGTCGCAGTTATCTGGTCAAAGAAACCGTACTTTGCGTTTACGGTCTCAACTCTTACCGCAGGCCGGAAAAGAGACTGACTCTGCTGAAACAGAATCTCAATGCCGGACTTATACTGTTGCACCATTGCCGTGGTTATCTGTGAACTCACTTTGCGTCACTCCCAGTGAAAGATTTTGTGTTGCATCTTTCGCCAGGGTGTCCTCCATAGAAGGGCCTGACTGCCGTTTTACGTCCGTGTTAGGACGGCCTGACTTTCGGCTAGCAACGGGCCTTTAGGGGAAAGGGTGTCCGTGGTAAATGCCGTTAAATTGTATCCTTATCGAATGCACTTGTCAAGATCCAACCACTCCTTTCCTACTCTGTCGGGAACGCCCTTTCGTGGAGGATGCGGAACTGCTCTACAGCCTCACGGTGTCCCGGTGACATCTTGTCGTTAAGTTTCTGTATAAAGGATGCGTCGCCCTTGAGCCTTGTAATCTCCGCCTGCGCTGATTCGACAACCGTGGTTGAATCGGGAAGGGCCTTCAGCGTGTCTTCCCCCATCATCTTGCCGAGCCTGTTGAAGAGTTTTACGATGCGTGGGTCGTTGCCCAACCCCTCATTGAGCAATTCCATCTGCTCTTCATCACACAGCGACCTTACCGCTCTCTTGGCGACTGCTACCTCCCTGTCAAAGGCTGTACCCCAATCCTTCTTGAGTGCTTCCACGCCCTCCGTGATCTCCGCCTGCCGTGAGGACTGCATCTTCTCAACGGCTCTTTCTGTGGCCTGATTCCAGAATGACAGAAGCCCGTCAACCTGCTGTTGGTTGAGTCCGCTCCTGTGAGCCGCATCCTTGAAGGACTTGAGGAAATCACCATCGGCGTTCTCCAACTCCACCTTGTATTCATCGGGAGTCTTCGGGCGACCAACGGCATCAAAGAAGGATTCCCATTCGGACGGGTCAGCGTCCTGCTTCGGGACTACAACCTTGTCCCTGCCTATCATCTTGACGGCGTTCACCAGACCCTTAGCCGCCTCTTCAACGGTCTTGTACTTCTGCACCGTTGGCTCGTTCTTCAATTCCTCCGGCAATGATTCGTACCAGGGGGTCTCCGCCGTATCCTGTATTTCTTCACCGCCGAGAAGTGTCTCTTCTGCGACAGGTGTCCCTTGTTCGGGGCTGTCAATCATTCGTCAATACCTCCGTTTGTATGTTTTCGTAACTGTCGCCAAGCATGTCTAGGATGTGCAACACCACCTCCTGAAATGCGATATTCCTGTCGGTATCCCGAAAGGACATGCCGTTGTATGGCGACTTACCCCACATGCAGTACTGCTTGATATCCTCAAGCACCCGCATTCCAGCCTCGCTTGTGAACGCTACATGGTAGTCAACCCTTAGGTCGTCTAATACACGTTTAGCCATTACATGCCTCCGGTGAGTTTATCCATGTCCATCTGTGATGCGTCCTTCCCTGCCTTTGCCGCATCCTTGGCAATAGCCGCAATCTGCGCCATCTGTTGCATATTCTGACGCTCCTGCCTTATCTGCGCCACCTGTTCGGGGTCACGTATGAGTTTCTGCGGCAACCCCGTAGTCCTCCCGATGTGCCGTGCTATCTCGTCCGTGTCGTAGTTATCGAGTATGTCGGGCACGGCTTCGGTAAACGGCCCCACCAATCCCATGGCCTTCTGTATCGCCATGATGTCGGAAGTCCTCTGCGCCCTTGCCATCGGTGACTCGTACTCAACCTTCACGTAACCCCCGGCCTGTGCTATCTGCGGAGGGGGAGGCGGTATCTTCCCACGGCGGAGGAGTATCCCGTACGCCCTCATTACCAGAGGCTCAAGGAACTCATGCTGTAGCCGTGAATAGGTCGGGCCGAGTATCCGCATGTTCTCCTCTACCCTCTGCATTACCTCCGTGGCTGTCATCCTGTCCGCACGTATCAAGTTGATGGCATCGTAGAAGAATGTGTCGTTGATGCTGTTCTTAACCTTCTCAAGCAGAGCGTCCGTGACGGGGATAGACCTTCCGTCCACTATGTAGAGCGGTTCAAGTTTCGCCGCACCCCTCGCCCTCTGGTTGATATGGGCAGGGGATGTGTTGACGGGGTTCAGGTACGACTTGTACTCCATGTCGATGGGGGGGCGTATGATTATCTCCGCCGCTTCAAGGATGTCCTTGGTCATGGCGTTGGCGGTCTTTATGTCCGGCAACCCCTCCATGCCAGGGCCTCTTCCCCATATCTCTCCGCTAGCGGTAGCCCACCGTGTAACGTAGGCGGGGAACTCGTAGTACCCCGACTCCTTCAGCAGGTGCTTCCACTGTGTCGCTATCCACACGGAAGCGAACGGCTTGTCCAGTTTGTTGTACTTGTCGTAGTCATCCTTCGGGAACACGGCGTGTATCAACTGAATCGACTCTTCGGGCTTCTTCTCCGCAAGTTCACGTATCTTGTCGTTGCATGCCTCTTCCCCAAAGTATTTCAGCGTGTTCCTCGCCGACATCTCGAACTCCCTGTGAAGCACGTCGATGTACCCCTTGTGGTTCTCAAGGATGGCGCACTGTATCAGGGGGAGCGCGTGGAACACAAAGTCCGGCCCCTCGTCGCCGTCGTTCTCCTCGTGGAATAAAACCCCCGTCCCCAGAGAGGGAAGGTCAAGGTAGAACTCGTGCGCCTTCGTGTGGAAGTTGGAGTCGTTGATAGCGTCCATGATGAGTTCGGTCACATGCTCCACCCACATGAGTATGTTGTGATCTTCCATGAGGCTGAGCGGAGATATCTTCAAGGACAGCCACTTCTGCGAAGGGTTGGTGAGCATGGAGTGAAGGGATGCGGCAAGACGGGCATTGGCACGGGGAGCCGTGGAATCGTAAATCTCCCCCCTGCGCTTTGCCCCCTTGCTCTTGAAATAAACATTGTGCCGTGGAACTATCCTGTTTGAGATCTCGTCCCAATGGGATTCCCACGGTGCACGCAGTTCCTTTATCCTTGTGTGCCTCTCAAGCACCTTTAGCACTATCGGTTCATTCATACACTACTCCCCCAACAGGGTCTTCTTCTTAACCGAAGCGAAACCCAAGTCCTTCCCGGCGGTGAGAATGGTGGATTCGTAACCCTTCCTCTTTGCCGCCTTGCGCTTCGCCGCAGACTCCGCCGCAAGTTCTCCGCCAGCCGTGTCCGGCTTGGCAGGCATCTGGGGTTCGGGCATCTTGGGCGCACTCTGCCCCAGCGCCGCCACCGCACTCCCTGCCCCCACAAGACCCTGTAACCACATCAATGCTGTTTCAGCCATTAAGCCTCACCACCTTCCGTAGTCTTCCTCCCCGAAGGGGTTGAAGTCGCATACCGCCTTTACCTGCAACTCATCCTCCGCAACTGGAGGCACAACACCGAGGTTCGGATGGAACATGTTAGCCATGCAGTCGAGCATGTCGTCGTGCATGGTGATGCCGGGAGCGTATATCCCGTACTCGTTGTTGATAAAGTCCTGTACCACGTCCACCTCCACGCCCTCCCAGTTCCGGCGCACTACGCTCTCCGGCAGGAGGATGCGCCCCTCACGGAACGGGGCAAAGAGCCACGCAATACGTTCAGCCTTCGCCACGGGAATGGATAGTTCCTGTATATTGAAGACGAAGTTGCGCTTCCTCTGGACATATTCGATATGCTCTATGTCGCTCTGCATAGCGTACTTCTCGTACCCCACAAGCAGGGGCCTGTACTTGCGCACGAGGTTGAACAGTTCATCGGTGCGCTCATCGAGGTTCATCTTGTCCTTCACCATGTCGATGACCCTGTAAACCTCGTCACTGCCTAGACCGAAGACGACCATAGCCGTGTAGTCCCGCCCCTTCTTCTTGGATCCGGCAGGGTCAACCACGAGATACAGGTTCAGGTCGGTCAGGTTGTAACGCCCCGTGGCGGGGTCGGGATGCCAGTGCTTTATCCAGTCGAGGTTGAAGGATGACTCCATCGCCGCCGAGGGATTCAGTAGTATCTGACAGGCGAACGTCTGTGGCCCCATCGAAGCCCTCTTCTGCTCCAATGTCTCTCTGTTCCAGAAGAGCGGTGTCCCGTCGGGCAAAACCCCCGGACGGTGGCGCAGTATTGCCGAATGCCTGTCTATGATGGTCTTGTATGTATCCTGGAAACTCCACCGTGTGCCGATGTATCTGATTCGCCCACCGGCGGAGGTAAGGTTCAACGAGTCCTCCCACGCCTTGGTGGTCTTGTTTATCATCTCCGCAGTTGTAACGGATTCCCTCGTCACAACGTCGTCATAGACCATGAGGTCGAAGTGCCGTCCCGTAGGCTGGTTGTCCACCAGACCCCACGCCTCTATGGTGGCCTCCTTGGGGTTCCCTTTGCGCTTTACTATGATGTTCTCCTGCGTCCAGACGGGAGCGTCCTTCCTTGGGTTCCTCCACAGCACATCGGGGAAGAGCATCTGCAACAGTTCGTTCCCTTCCAATTCACGCTTAATCTGCCCGAGGAAGTCCATCGCTATCTCACGCTTGTGGGAGAAGATGCCCACGGTCAGTTCGGGATTCTGTAGTATGTTCTGTATGGTGAGTCCGAATGTGATCACGGAACTCTTGTAATGTTCACGGCTCCACAGGTCCAAGTGCCCGTCAGGGTCTGCCTGGACCTCCCTGCACCTGTCGAAGCACCAGTTCTCGTTGAACTCTTCATTTACCGGAACGTCCATGTCGGCACGGTTCAAGACGAAGACCATAAGAAAAAAGAGGTCGTCGAGGCATAACTGCCTCAAGACCTCCACCACTACCCTGCGGTTCTCATGCTCCAACGCCTCGGCTATCGCATCAAGGTAGAACCTGTTAGCCCGCCCCTTCGGTTTCAACCACGTCAGAGGCCCCACGGTACCGCTCCTCCAGTCTGTCCCTTATCGACATTGCGTAAGTCCTGACAAGTTTCACCCTGTCCTGTTCCTCTATCTCGTCCACCTTCGAGGCGACCTTGACCCTGAGGTCAATCAGTTTTGACAGGCTTGAAGCGTCCTTTTCAGTCTTCTCGTTGCGGTTCTGTATCGTGCTTATGGCGGCATCTATGAACTTCAGCGATTTCCTGTTCAGTGATGCCGTGTCGAATTCGGGGATGGAGTCGCCAAGGAGACCCATCGCCCCCAATTCATCCACCATCCGTGCGTCCCACATGTACTTGTCCGACCATCTCTTTATCGACACATATGTCGGGGTCTTCCCCATGGAATGGAACACCCTGTTGATGTTCCTCTCCGGCCCCATGTCCCTGTAGCACTCGTAGTAGGGAATCACGTTCTCTGGCATGTCGGGGAACTTCTTCTTCATGAGAGCCCCTTTCTCAACGCCATGTCCGCCACGGCGAGATCGAACTCGTCGTCTATGTCAACGCCCCTCCATGAGACCACGTAGGGAACCCACGGCTGTACGAAGGCGACCCCTCCGGCTTCCATGAAATCCGCCACCCTGTTGACATACACGCTCCCCGTCTGCTTGTAGAACTTCGGCAAAGACTGCCTTGGAGCGTTGAGATATTCCTCCCCGAAGTATGGCGTTATCCCGAATCCAGGCATCTCTATGAGGCTCTTCATGGGATGCTCGTCATGGATGGAGATGGTGCTACACGAGGCGGCATCCTTGTTGATGCACGTCGCAAGGCATCCGTCTATCTCCGACACCCTTCTCATGGGACACGTAGGCTGTAGTATCACCACGTAGTCATAGGCGAAGTCGAAGACGGAGAGCGCATGGAGAGCGACCTGCTCTATCTTCGCATCGTCCGTGGCGTACTCCTCCGGTCTCTCAACCACGGAGCACCCAATCCCACGGGCAACCCCCGCAATGGACGAGTCCTCGGTAGAGACCACTATGTCGTCCACGAACCTTGATTCCCTCGCCACCTTCACAGACCAGCCGAGAAGCGGAACCCCGGCGACCATGCGGATGTTCTTATGCTTCAGCCCCTTGCTTCCACCACGGGCAGGTATTACCGCCAGCACCTTCTGTCCCTCTATCAACGGCTAGTCCTCCCTTCCAACCTGCTGACTGCTGTTCACCACATTGGCGTTACATACTTCCCCACGTACCATGATTCCTCTGTCTCCCCGGCATCCCACAGAACACCGGGGAGTATAGTTGCGACTGTTTTGCCAGGCGGGGACAGTCGCCACCCCCTATTACATGACTAATGCCGCCCAGACTTACGCTCTAACCATTCCTCCCGCTGTCGAAGGGCCTTCTTGATCGCCGGATACTCGTACAACGCCTGTTCGGTCGCACGAAAATAAGCGCGGGGAATCATGCGATCACCCCCGCAAACAGGGACGGCGTAGTTTCTGCAACCCGCCTTCGCGCGATTTCGCAATACTCATCGGATATATCTATCCCGATAAAGTGACGCCCCGTTTTCACACAGGCAACCGCTGTCGTGCCGGAGCCGAGAAAGGGGTCTAGGACAATATCGCCGGGGTTGCTCCAGGAAATGATGTGGTCTTGGGCTAAAGCCTCAGGAAATTGTGCGGGATGGAACCGGTTCTTGGATGATGTCTCTGGCGCCATGTGCCACACATTGTGCCGTTGCCCGAAACGTGCTACCTGTTTAACCCCTCTCCCTGAAATCGGACGCATCGAACCATCCTTTTGCCGAATAGACCCGTAAATGATTCCCCCATAATGTTTGTTGGGTTTGTCCTTTATCGGGTTGAATGTTGTGGGAGTCCCCTTGGATAACACGAACATATACTCGAATACCGGGGCATATCGTGACACTAAACTCCCAGTGGCGGTGAATGATGGCTTCTCCCATATCATCGTGTCGTGGAGGTTGAACCCGCAGACATCCCTGAAGTAAAGGGCTTGCCTGAACGAGGTCCCCGTTTCGCTCCCGTTCACCGTGGCGTCGTTCACAACCCAAACGACTACCCCGCCGTCTTTCGTGATGCGGTACAACTCATCGGCAATCCCCTCGAAATCAAACACATACCCGTTGTATGTCCGAAGGTTGTCATATGGTGGGGATGTGACCGTTAAATCCACGCACCCGTCCGGCAACCCCCGCATGACCTCAAGGCAATCCCCGCAGATGATCTTGTCGAGATAGTCTTTCGCCCGACCACCTCCCACACGAACACATACGTCTCCGGCGTACCCTTGCCCGTGACCTCTATCCACCCGAGTGAACGGCATCGCTACTCCTTCTGCGCGCATAATTGGCAGATGAGATACTTATTGGTGGGGGCCAGGGGGCCACATGGCGGCCATCCTAAATGGTCGCACTGTGCACGTCACAGACGCCGTGGCCTTGTTCCCTCGCTTCCCCCATTTGATGGAGGCGGGGAGAATTGAACTCCCGTTAGCCGTTCATCCGCTACGCAGCCCCACGGCTCTCACCTGTCGCCCCC